ACTCAACCTCCTGCCCATCTTTGCCTTTTACAACAGCACCGTCGGCGTTTTCCTCGGCCCACCGTCTAACTTGTCGAGCGTTCTTGATCTCGTCCTGAATCTCGCGCTCAGTTTGAAGCGCAAAATAGGGGTTGAGGTCTTTTCCCACCGGCACCACTTCCTTTTCAGTTTTTGGTTCGGCGGACTCCAGCTCTTTCAGTTTTTCAGTAAGCTCATGGATCTGCTTTTCAGCGTCCTTTTTCTGCGCAGTGAGTTTATCAATGCGCTTCTGGACGCCTTTCGGCAAACCTTTGGAACTCGGCTCGGCTTCTTCCTCCGTCTCCTTCTCCTCATCAGCTTCTTCAGCTTCTTCGGTTTCGGTTTCAGATTCGTTTTCGGTATCCTCTTCGTTAGACTCCTGCTCCGTGTCTTCCACTTCGCTTTCGTCCTCCGTTTCGGTTTCCGTCTCAGTTTCAGCCTGAGTTGGCTGCTCTTCAGGATCAGCGAAGAGGGACTGTCTTAGCAAGCCGGTGAGCTGTTCAGCGTCAATGGGCTTGTTGGGCATCGTGATTTTGGAAGGTTCACTAACCGTTGGGCTTTTGTTGGGCATGTTCAGAAGGTTTAATGACCGTTCAGAGGTCGCGTGGCATGGTTTGAAAAACCAAGAAACTAATCAAAAGTAATATCGACCCATGACGGGTCAAGGGTTGAATTGTAGCTCTGTGCTAGCCCTTTGGTTATACTCTTGAAGCACTGCTCTGAGGTCGATGAGTGCTGCCACTTGCCCAGCGTAGTGTGCTCTTGTTTCCCCTGTGCTGGAGATGTCGAGTAGATTGGCTAAAGCTTGGTTATGCTCACTCTGAATGACTGCGTTCAGAGCATCCCAGAAAGCCTGCGGACCTTTAGCAAAGGTAAAGGCTTCGATTACGTCTTTTTCGTTCATGCTTGAGGCTGCATTTGTTCACTGACTGGCGTCACACCAAGGCGTCCAATGGTAGCGTTTTGCTGCTGCTGGACGCTCATCTGAAGGTTTTGGACGTAGTTCTTGAGCAATGCCTGGAATACAGGGTCAGCCTGTGCCGACTGCTGTGCTTTAGGATTCTTCGAGAGAACGTCCTGTGTGTATTGCAGCCTTGCTTGTGCTGTTGGGTCGTTCTCGCGGTAAAGCGGCTCATTGCCTAGCATCATCATGCCAATGTCGGTTTGCACCTCGCGGAACATCTTCTCAGAAGCTACGGTTTGATCAACGATCAGCTCTTTGGCAGACTCAGGAGCAACGGCTTCGATGATCATCTGAATCAGCTTGTTGCGATTCAAGACGCCACCGGCGTCGAGAGGCACAACAAACTGCGAGATAGCCTGAAGCTTTTTCTCAACCAGATCATTATTAAGCGTTTGGATATTGAAGCGAATGAGGAAATCAAAGTTTCCTGCAATGTCGGTGACGTTTTGATTCAGTGGAACGCCGGTCACTCTGACAATCTCTTCTTGCGGCATGTATTGCAGGCACAAGCTAAACATCTGCGAGTAAATACGGCCCCAGGTGGATAACCAACGGTTCACCATCTGCTGTTGCATCAGCTGCGACTTGATAGGCACTACCGTTGCACGGTTTAGGCCAAAGTAGTTGGCGTGGTTGTTTTCGACTCGCTCAATCAGGTTAAAGGCCGTTGTTGGCGCTCTGCTTGGGGCTTCTAACCAAGAGTAGTCATCAGGGCGAGTGACCGGAAGCTGAACGCCAGGTCCGATTTTGTTAATCTGCCCAATGCGTTTAACTACCTTCATCGGCGGTAACGTCTCGAACGCCGTCCGGTCGCGGATGCTGTCATGCTGTGCCTTGATTTCATCCTGGTCAGTCAGTGCAATCTCAGGGATGCCACGACTTTCGGTGATAGGACGGCGAACGACTTCACGGCGGAACTCTACAAAAGGATAGTCGCCATGTGCATAGTCCAGAAGCTCATGCTTGGCGAATAATCCCTCTCCAACTAGCGGACTAAACACCGTGCAGTAGATCCCTGGGACTCCTTCAGGGCCAATCTGGCGAGCATAGGCGTAAACGATCTCGATTAGGTTATCCTGGCGAACAATAGGCGCAGCGCCAAGCGTCGTGATGCTATCCATAGGGTCAGAATACCACGACTGTTTGCCTGCTGTATTGGCTGCTTGTTCAACAAAAGCCTCATCCCATCCATTATCTTTGACGTTAGACCGCAACTCCACTTCCGTCATGTAAACACGGCGGAAGATGACACGGGCGTTTTGCAGGTCGATGGTTTCTGGCGGAAAAGCTACCTCGTCGAAGGGTTTCAGCGCCGTGACGCTCGGCAGGTTGCGCCTCACATAGGTTTCTTCAATCTGGCCTGTGCCTAGTTCGCGCAGTTCATTGACCAACTTCTTAGCGTCCTTGATGCTATACTGCGGAATGGCTGCTGTGATGAGCTGCGCGGCTAGATCGGCGCTTTCTTTGTTCTGGATGAGGTTAGGCAGATCAGCCAACGTCGAATCAGGCATCTGTTGAGCAATGGCCGCGATTTCATCCATAGTAATGGACTGAAAACGAGTGCCTAGCTGCTGATCCCAGCCTACATGAAAGATCGTCCAGCCGTATTGTAAGCCATACTGTGCACCAAGTTCAGCTTCTCTGGCAATGTCAGCGCGAAGCTTTTGCTGAGTGATCCAATTCATCAACGTCGTGGCTGCGGAAGCGGCAGCCATGTCGTTAAACTCCGTGCCAGTGATATTGAGCTGGCTACGCTCGAAACTGGTCGTGAGAAGGCAGGCTAGCTCGTTGATCGTTGAATCGACCAAGCGGTTTCTGACATCCGAAGCTCCCTCAAAGGGGAAAGCTTGCCTGTTGTTAGGCAGATTCTCAGAGTGCTTCTTGCCGTCATCCGATTGACCTGCCCAGCGGCAAAAACGGATGTCGTCGGAGTTGTTCAGCCTCTCCAGGTCAGCGGTCGTGTAAAGGCAACGCGTCAGCTCTGTAGAAAGCTCGTTCACATCTGGCGTTTCGCTGTAAAACGTGAGCTTATCGCCGTTGGTGCTGTTTTTGTAACTCATTAGTAGCTTCCTATTTGACCTTGAGGTTGATAACTTGAGATTGTTTCATCTGCCGGATTCATCACCGCGAGGTAGCGAAGGACATCAACCGGATCTTTGGTTGCGCCCTTGTCGCCATCGGCTCCAGTCCACTCGCGGAGAGAGTAAATAAGGTTACGGCAGTTCTCACTGATGTATAACTTAGGCTCGTTGTGCAGGGCTAGCAAGGGTTGGTCTTTATCCCAGGCTAACCAATCATTAATAATGCTGATTCCTTCGTCAATTCGCAGTCCTGCGGCTGGCGTGAACCACATAGGGTCAGGGTCTTCCTGCAAAAGGTCGATGAGACTCGTTCCACCGTCTCTGCCGACTGCTTGAGTACCACCTGCCCGAGGGTCGATGAAGCGTTCTGCGATGTTTTCCCGGCCTTCCAGCTCTCGAATTAAGCCCTTGTAGTCTGCGATTCCTCTTCCTGCGCCGTTTCGCTGCGCTGTGCCTGGTCTGCCGTCCGGTTTGTCGCTTGGCAACGCCCATTCTCCATGGGTAATGTCTGGAAACTCCCGATAAATAAACTTTCTGCCGTGTTCGTCCACTCTTAGCCAGAGCATGAACCAATTTCGAGCGCCAGCAGGGTCAACCGCCATGTAATTGGTGCCTTTTTCGGGGATTTTGTCGTGCGGAATGATGTTCCAGTCGCCGAATTTGGGAAACTGTGATCCTGCCAGGCTCTCAGCGTAACCATAAGCACGGATTTTTACCTCATAATTGGTTCTTCCATGCAGTGCCCTTTGGATTTCGCTGAAGGGAGAGTAAGAATTGAGTTCCGAATGATACCACATGATGCGGCCATTCGGTTTGTGACACCTGGCAACGTGCGGCATGGTGCCTTTTTCGCCTCCTGGCACGTTGATCGTGTCCTTGAGTAGGCTGGCTTCCTTCCATTCGGTGATGGAAGCGCCTGCCATGTACTCTTTGACGACGCTGGTATAACCAGAGATAGGAGTAAACGTGAGCACCATCTTCCCTC